AATATGTCTTGTCTGTAATTGGCAAAAGTGTTAAAGCGATCAGCTATTCTTGTGTTTGTATGGGTTTTCATTGAAGCTGCGACAAATTTAATGATTGGACTTATTAGAGTGTTAACATAATACCACAGAGAATTGAATTCTTCCACATTGGACAGTGAACTTGGTGTACTTTTATAACCACTGCTTTCTGCGCACATCAAAGGATAGAGAGCACATTTCAATTTGCTAATTATGCATAAATAATGCTTCAAGTGCATTTCAGGGCCTTCATCTAAAGTTGTTCTAACAAGGGTCATTAGCATTGATGAATCATCAGATGACACCTTAGAAGTTATAATAAAATTGAAATCCTCTCTATTTAAGTGAGCTTTAACCCTCCTATCTACATACGTTCTTGAAAATTTTTCCATGATGAGCATGTAACCACAGTGGAATAGACTTGAAGTATAATGTAGTATACCTTGCATCATATTAGATTTGTTTTGTAGCATTCTGGAGCCAGGCTGCAACAAGTCACTAAAATCACTCAATCCAAGAAATTGTCGTTTGATTTCTTTCATTGCAGGGTCAATGCTTTCAACGTCAGGCTTCTCCGTGTAGAGTTTCAAAAGAGTTGAAGGAAATTCAAGCTTCTTCTTTGTCACAAGATTCAAGATGAAAAAAACAGTGTTATGAAATTCTACGGGTAGAAATCTACAAAGGAATGCCCCAAAGGCGGACATGACAAATCTTTGAGCCCATGTTGTTGCATCATCGCTATTTATAACTGTGTCTGCTTCCGTGCCCTCTCTCACTCTGGATCTGACTGATTCAAAATGTTCATCACTTCTTGAGAGTTTTTCTGTGCCTTTTGTTAACATTTCCATCTCCAAATCCTCACAAACAGTCCTGCAAAGAGTTTCCAGAAAATGAATGACAATCCTGGAACGAAATTCCAGAACAAAGATTTCACGAACGCCACCTATTTGCAGCTTTTTGAACAGATTGCTAACTATGCCACCATATTCATCTTCAATTTGTTTTGCATACTTAGCTATATTTTTCATCACTCTAAATTCGTTATCCTTTTGTAGCAAGTCAATACTAGCCTCCAAACATGTTCTTCTCTGATTTTCAGGTTCAGAAGGATTATGTTGTTCTCTTTCTAATTCCCCACAAGCGCTCTTTTTGAGAGTTGACAATTCCAACAAATCCCTACGAAGTATAACAGATTTGAATCTTGAAAATATCCTCTCTTCACAAGATCCATGCTTTTTAATCATGTATTCTTTAACACAATCTCCCATTGCTAGAACAAAATCAAGGTTAAATTCATGATCTCTCAAGTCTGCTAATCTTGGGGATAATTGGCCCATGTTCTCAGGCCTAGCATTTCTCATTTTGATCTCCTCTGAAGCTACCTTCGAAAAAACTTTAAGCATGCCATGTATTTCAACTTAATTCTCTTTATTGTGCAAGCACCCTATGTAAGAAAGATTTAACGCCACCTCAAAGCGCTCTACCTCCTTGTGTGTCACCCAAGAGAGAATTCCCCTGCATCGATCATTTGATTCTTGGAATTCTTTCCTATTGCTACTAGCCTGGGATATTTTAACCTTGCTAAGTGAAATTAATTGGAAACATTTCATGATCTTATGTCTGCACCAAATTAGCAGCCTGCTTCTACTGAAAGGCTCCCACTTCTTTATTATCTTCAAGGGGTCATAATTATCAAAATTAACTCTAATCACTTCCATGTAAGCATATCTCACCATTTGAAGTTCTTTGCTAGTTTGCTCTTTGCCCTCTAACCAGACCAAAACACACAAATTGAAATGAGCTAAAAAGTCATCACTTAATTCATCGAATCTCACAGAGCCGGGTGGAATCCTGTAAAGATGTAACCACATGCAAAACAAAGCAAACATCTTCTCCATGGAGAATAACAGATGAGTAACACTGTGCTTATTCAAACTGACGAATTCAGTTATGAAAACTGCTCCGTATTTCTTGACATTTTTGAAGGGCAAGGTTTTCATTGCTCTTAAATCATTTTCATGAATCAAGATGCTAAAAAACACTGGCCCTTCAAGAGAAGTTGTTTTTATCAAAAGATAAGCGTTGTACATTATGAGTTTCTTGATCACAAACTGATGTCTTTGAGTGTATTGACTTCGAGATAAATTACATTCTTCTGCAATGCAACTAATGAAATTCATCGCTTGAGCAATTTCAGTGTTGACAAATTTCTTAAAGAGTATGAAATGATCATTAGTATACTCAGGAAACCTCCCACCAGCCTTTGATAATTCAAATGCTTTAGAGAAAAGAGAAAGCAAGCTATCGTCTCTCTGATTTGATTCAGCTTGTATCGGATTAAAATGATTGCAACTAATGAAATTGCTAATGTCAGTAGTGTCAGTATCCAAGGTAAATCCTTTATGAGTGGTTTCCAGAATTTCTTGTAAAATGGCATCATCTTTATATTTCTTTGCCTCTATTCCAGATAATGCAAGCTCTGCAAAGTCTCTTTCACTAAGATTCAAATTAACTCTGAACCTCTTGGTTTTCCCGCATGAGGTTTGAGAAGATGGAAGAAACCTCTCTTCGTTT